TGGTAGTAATATTTCTAGTATGGCGAATGGCTGGTCTCTGTACTTTTCGTTTGAACCTACTGGTGGCACAAAGCAGGTTTACAAATTAAACGATGTTGTTGTGAATAGTGCAACTATAGACTTTGATATTGATGGAATTGCCACTATTCAATGGGCAGGTTTCGCACGAACTATTACTGATGAGGAATCTACTGTACCAGCGGTTACTGAAGATGAATTAGTCGTAACAAATACGGATAACTTTATTCGTAATCGTATCTCTACTATGGACCTTGTTCGTTCAGACGTTAGCCCAACGGTCCCTTATAACGTAGTATTAACCGGCGGTAGTATTGCTATCGAAAACAATATTACTTACTTAACTCCAGAAGAGCTAGGTCGAGTAAATCAGCCTATTGCCAATATTACGGGTACACGGTCTATTAGCGGTAATGTAACTTGCTACTTAGATACAGCAGCAACAAAGTCTGGTTCATTATTCACAGATCTTGTTGGTGATGTTACAACTGTACGTAACTCGTTTGATATGGCAATCAATATTGGGGGTATCGCTGCTCCGTCATTGACATTCGACTTGCCTACTGCCCACTTAGAGGTTCCAGTAGTCAATGTTGAAGATTTGCTTACTTTAGATGTAGCGTTCCATGGACAAGTAGCTAGCGGAAACGTTGACAATACTAATGAAGCGACTATCATCTATAAAGGCGCGTAATACAAAAAAATAAATCTTGACTTTTCGATCTTAGTTGGTTATAATTTTAAAATCTTGGGGGAGTTATGCTCCCCTTTATTTTAAGTAACCATAAAAGGAACTAATATAAATGAGTCAAATTTCTCTTAAAACATTAATGAAACCCAGCATGACCGTTTCCCTTGAATTTCCGGGAATGCAAGGATGGGAATTGGATATCTGTTATCTAGCCCGCGAAGAATTACTTACTCTTCGAAAGAAATGCCTATCAAAAAAATTCAATCGTTCAACACATCAAGCAGAAGAGACCCTAGACGAAGACAAGTTCCTTGTAGAATATGTAGCTGCAGTAATTAAAGGATGGAAAGGTTTAAAGTTATCTTATTTAGAAGAGCTTCTATTAGTAGATACTGGCGACCTAGACCCTGATTCTGAACTACCGTTCTCCCAAGAAGAGGCAGAGATTCTCATGAAGAACTCTACCATCTTTGATACTTGGATTACCGATACTTTGGCGGACCTCGAAAATTTTACCAAGAACAAGTCGAAGAATGTCTCCGGCTTGTCAAAATTAGCGTCGAGTTCGAAAGAGACCTCAGCCTAGACAACTACCTAACTATGTGCGAGCAGCTGGGAATGGATCCAGATCCCAAGAGGATGCCTCCTTCTACCGCTGACTTGCCCGAAGAAGTTCAACATGCTTTTATGGTATTTAACTACATGTCCGACAGATGGGATGGCATGTCTGGAAGCTACTTAGGTAAAGATTGGTCAAGCGTAGAGTTCTTTCTAAACCTGTGGAGCATAGAAGACAAAAAATTAGTAGTATTTTTTCTTTCTAATATTGAGTCCGTTTATTCAAAAAAATTAAATGATAAACAGGAACAGAGACGGAAGGCAGAAGAGAGAAAGTCTAAAGCGGGCGGAAAGACTTACGCCCATAACGTGCAGGGATAATGGCTAATAAAGAAGTTAAAGTAAGTATTGTTATTGATGATAACGGCAGTATGCGTCTTACAGAAGAAAGCGCAAAAAAGTTAGGTGTTGGACTCGATAAAGTAGGTAAAGGCGCTCGCACTACAGATAGAAATCTAAAGGGTGCAGCCAAAACATCTAGTAATACTACTAAGAATTTTTCAAAAATGGCACAAGGCATCACTGGAGGTCTTGTTCCTGCGTACGCGACTTTAGCAGCCAATGTATTTGCTATTTCCGCAGCCTTTAACTTCTTTAAGAAAGCAGCCGACATCAGACTGCTTGAAGAATCCCAAGTATCTTTCGCTGCCAATACGGGGCAGGCGCTATCAAGAGTAACCGATGGGTTAAGAGAAGCGTCACAAGGCATGCTAGACTTTCAAAAAGCCTCCGAAGCAGCCGCTATCGGTATCGCCAAGGGCTTCAGTCCCTCACAATTAAACCAGTTGGCGGAAGGAGCACAAAAAGCTTCTAACGCTCTGGGCAGAAACTTTGAAGATTCCTTCGACCGCCTCATTCGAGGTGTGTCAAAAGCAGAACCTGAACTCTTAGATGAATTAGGTATTACACTACGCTTAGCTAAAGCAACGCAAACATATGCTGACTCTATCAATAAGAATGTAAAAGCCTTGACAGCAGCAGAAAGAAGCCAAGCAGTACTCGTAGAAACTCAACGCCAGTTAAATGACTTGTTCGGTGACGCAGAAGCTAACGCTAACCCTTTTGTGAAGCTAGGTGTAGTTTTCAACGATCTTGTCAAAGATATAACTCAATCACTATTGCCCGCATTCGAGGGTATAGCTAACCTCATAAGTAGAAGCCCAAAAGCAGCCATTATCATCTTTGGCGCCTTGGGTCTTTCTATTGCTAAAGCTGCCTTACCCTTAGAAGCTATGGGTGAGAGCTTCACTGCGTGGCAACAAAAACATAGATCAGCACTAGACGAAGCTAAGGGTAACATTCAAAAGTATGAGATGGCTTTGAATGACGCTGCGGCTGCCCAAAAGAAACTTACAGATCAAGCCAACGCTTCACTTCAGAAAAGAGCGGCTCAGTTTAAAGCCCCTGAAGATGGCAAGGGTCGAGGCAAGATCTTAGCACAGCTTAAAGACGGTAAAGCTTTGGATGCTGCTCAAAAGGGAGCATTGACAAGGGCTCTAAAGGGTGCTGAAGCTCAGTACGCAAAGCATAATGAAATAAAAACGGGTATCTTTAGAGGGGCAGATATAGCGATTGTTCGTTCTTTTCAAGCGGCGATGGTACAAATAGATGTTAGCGCTAAGACAACTTCTTTCAAGACTCTGACTTACTTTGAGCGTATGGTTTTGCAGGCTAAATTACGTTTCGCCCAGTTAGGTGCCGTAGGCGCTACTGCTATGAAAGGTATCGCTGCTGCGGCTTCTTTCGCAGGAAAAGTAATAAACAAAGCATTCGCATTTGCAGCAATAATAGGAATACTTGTTCTCTTAATAGAAACTTTTAAGACATTAAAGGTTAATATTCTTGATATAGCCAGGTCAGTAGCCAAAGGATTTGATGCGACAATCTCCTTTCTCGCCAACGGTGTTAGACTGGCTATAAACGGAGTCATAGAATTTATTGCCTTCGTAGTTAAAGGGTATAATGAGCTTATTAAGTTAGTGACAGGGGGATTTGCCCCTTTCGATAACCTTATAGAAGGAATTAGAGACCTAAAGAATTTAAAACCTATAGTAATTACAGTAGCTGCTGATGGGCTTGAAGGAAGTGACCTAGAGAGTTACTTAACTGCAGTTCAAGCAGCCGCTCGTGCTGAACAGAAAAGAACAGATGCTCTTGAGAGTTTAAAAAGAGAAACCGAAAGCTATGTTACAGCGATTGGAGAAGTAAATAAAGTTTTAGAGACTGGTACGGCCCTCCAAAAAGCGAACGCGCTAATAACAGTTAATGCTAGTGGTGTTATACGAGAAGCTATTAAAGCTCAAGAGGCTGGTGTAAAAGACCTGTCCAAGCAATACGAGGATCTACAACCACAACTTCTAAAACTGGGTAAGATCTACCCTGCATTGATAACAGCTATTAATGATTTTGACCCTAGAACAGGCGACTGGGAAGAATTCCTTAAGACTGTTGAAAGTTACGAAAATAGAGCGGGTTCCGCAGTAGCAAATAATCAGGCTTTCAACGACACTCTTGAACAAACGGCGTTATCTCTTAGTAAAATCACTGGAGCCAAAGACGCTGTAAACCTAAGTATACAAATCGGTCTATTACAAAAAGCACAAGCTGATGCTGAGTTAGGTATGGTAGGTATCAATGGAGAGCTTGTAGACTTCAAGACAAAGCTTGCTAATGCTTTCGCTCCGGGAACAGACTTAAATGCACTAAAAGCAACTATAGATCAAATAGATACTGCCATGAAAGCCAATATTGCTAGCACTAATAAGTTAGCTATAGCTAGGACTAAAGAGTCGAGATTAGTAAGCATAGCTTCTAAAAGGTATAAAGAAGCAAACGCAATAACAGCAGCAACCCTTAAGCTAGATAAACTAAGTTTAGACCTACAATTGGCAAGGGAATTATCAACTACCGCATTAACAAAGGCTCAAGAGAGAGCGAATAACGATGCTATACTTGGTCTTCAGCAGCAAGTAGATCTGCAAAAAGCTGTGGTAGAAGAGACCAAACTAGCCGCTGATGAATTCAAAGCTTTCGGATTAATATTAGGGGATGTTCTCGTTAATCAATTGAGTTCTGTTATTCAAGCTGTACTTCAGGGAACCAAAAGCTTTAAAGAAGGGTTGAAAGATTTTACTGTAGGTATACTGAAGACAGTCGCTGACTATTTTACTAAGATAGCGGCTTTTCAGTTATTGAAGAAGATTCTCCCTAAAAGCTTACAGGTAAAATTAGGATTTGACATAGCTGGGCAAACCAAAGAGGCAGCGGCATTAGTAGGCAAAGCGGTTCTGGATGCAACTAATAAAGCAGCTACAACTGTTGGCGCTGCAGTGGCCGACCCAGTTTCTGATGCTACAAAAGCCCTTAATCTAGCCACTACTGCTCTACAGAAAGCGGTTCAAAATGGCGCTATAGAGTTAGGCAAAGGTATTACAGCAGCTTTGAATCAGGGTGCTATGACTCTTAGCAAGGCTATGCTAGAAGCTTGTAGAGCTTGTGAGCCAGGAAAAGGAACCGCTGCTGTAGCTGCGCCTGCTGCCACGCTTCCTGTTGCACCCGTCGCAGCACCCAACGCCGTTGTGTCAGCAGCATCTAACGCAGACTTCTCATATGAAAACTCTATAACTAAAGACATAGTTGATTCTAGTGTAATCCTGACTCAAGTAAAAGATTCAACAATTGCAGCAGGCACAGCGATTGGGGAATCCGCAGCAGCGATTGTATTGACTGCAGAAAAAGTACCCCAAGCAGTTGATAATGCTATTACTACAATTACGGACGGCTGGAATTCACTTTGGTCTGGCGTTAAAGATAGCCTTAACAAACAAGCTGCTATTCAAGTTGAAAACCAGGTCATGGCTTTAGGTGGTAAAAACCAAATGGATCGTGCTCGTGATGAAGCACTTCGACAAGGTATGAGCGATAATACGGCAGCCTCCGGCGCTAATATGGAAGTTCCTGTGAAAAAAGAAACAATCTTTCCTAATCTTGATGAAATTTTCGGAAGGCCAGGAATTTTAGAGGAGACTGCAAAAGAACAGAAAGTAGCATTAGTAGAAAGTGCACTTGAACAAAAGACAATTATAGAGGAAGGTGTAGCGGCAATAGTAGAAGTAATCGCTACAATACCTGCAGCTTTAAATCCACAGACTTCTCTTGACACGATGTCACCAGACTCTAATAACTTATTAGCGAATGGTGGTACTCCGGACTCTTTAGGTTTTATGGGCGCGGCTAATATTGGAGATCCTTTAAGTACTCCAGCTAATCAAGCTTTGCCTGGTCTTGGTGGAGGGCCCATGGAGGGAATCGACGCAACCGGCGACGGCGAAGAAGAAAAGAGTAAAGGATTACTTGACGCTTTCAAAAATTTAGACACGGCAACTTTAGCAAGTACTGCTGCAGTTACAGGCTTGTTAGCGGGAGTACTAGGAAACACAAAAGCAGGACAGTTTTTAGCACAAGTAACACAAACTTTACAACTGGCTACAGTTTTGCAAACTCTTTGGGATAAATTCTTTGGCGTTAAGCAAACTGTCGAAACGGGCCTTAATACCGCAGCGCTCGGTTTAAATACCGCCGCGCTTGTTGCTAGTAGCGTAGTACCCCTGCGCACAGGGGGAGTAGTATCTGCCGGAGCAAAGGTTTCCGGCTACGCCGCGGGAGGGATCGCTGGTGGCTCTACTTCTGGCTATCCCGCTATGCTACATGGAACTGAAGCTGTAGTTCCTCTTCCTAATGGGAGATCTATACCTGTAGATATGGGTAAAGGCGCAGGCCAAACTAATAATAATGTTAACGTATCAGTAAGTGTAGCTAATGATGGCTCCACTAATGCAAGCGCAGATTCTGATAGTAAACAAGGTGCCGATCTCGGTAAGAGAATATCTGTAGCTATTCAAGCAGAACTGCAGAGCCAAAAGAGACCAGGAGGGATTCTTAGCCCATTCGGGGCAGGGTAATGCCTTTAGGATTCTTAGACCTATTAAGCAATCGTATAGTACCTGACAGGAATTTTAAAAAGTCTGTAAAACCTATATATTCGGTGGTAAACTATGGCGAAGGATATGATTCAAGAGTATCCGTAGGCACCAATAGTTATCGTGAGGAGTACCAACTCTCTTTTACTAACAGATCTATAGACGAGATAGACAGAATTACAGGGTTTATAAACGAGAGAGAAAAGTACAAGAATTTCATTTTTACAGTTCCAGACAGCAATGAACCTTCTGGAGAGAAAGATATAAGTGTATACTGTGAAGGGTACAACAGGATATATGTTACGTACGAGACTGGTTCTGTATCCTGCAAATTTATCAGAGTTTTCGAAGTAGATAGTGCTCTCTCAGTAGTTACCATATTAAATAGCAGTATCATTTTAGATGAAGGAGTTTCAGATGTAATCAATGTTTCTACGACACAGAGAGGGGCAGAAACATTATATTGGACGTTAGACGGGGCTACAACAGCAGACTTTACCGCAGTAAATGGTTCTTTTTCTACAGGGGGCTCCGTAGCAACTGCTTCGGGTTCCTTTACCATAGAAACTTTAGATGATACGACAACAGAAGGTGGAGAGGTTTATACTCTTAGCGTCAGAGCAGACTCAATAGGTGGCTCAGTACTGGCGAATAAACAAGTACAGGTAATCGATACATCTAGAACTCCTCCCGCGTTTAATTGGACGAATAATAATGGGACTCCTATAACAGAAGTAACAACTCTTAAACAGTCTACTGTTGAGATTGCTGCTAAGACTACTAACTTCGATAATAGTGAGCTTTTATATTGGAACTTTGATACGTCTTCTGGTATTTACTTTCCTAGCTTAGGATCACTAAGACTAGTGGGAACTTTCGCAGAGAGTTTGGCAAATCTTAGTCTTACCTCCACTGCTATAACAGAGCCAAAAACGGATATTATAACATTACGAAGAAATAGTATTTCAGGGCCAGTATTAGATACTATAACTATTTTAACTTTTCCTTTTATAGGAAGAAAGTTAGTAGACTCAAACGGTATAGAGCAACTATTTTTTAGGCTGTCCGACTTATCTAGCCCTGAGTATGTTCTTGATATGTATTGTACAGGAGTGGGAGTACCTGTAGAGCTTTTATATTGGACTATAGAAGGCGCAAGTCAAGGAGTAGACTTTGATTTTGTAGCCGGAAGTTTTACTCCTACGGGCACTTCTTCTATAAATACAGGGACTTTTCAACTAGTAGGAGTAGCCACTGAAGATGCAAAGTCTTTTACTATAAACATTAGAACAGACAGTGTTTCTGGGCCTATAGTAGCCTCCTCTCTTATTTTTATTGCAAACAATGAGATTGGCATATTTGCAAAGAGTGATACTACTACTAATCAGTCAATAAGTCAATTTGAGTCAACCTCTCTACTAAGCGGCTCTATAAGGTGGACTCCTATAATAGCGGGGCCCTTTTCTGACGAGAATATTACAAATCAATCAATAGGGATATCCGAGGCTGCGTCATTATTATCAGGAGAGGTACAAAGACAAACTGTACTTATATTTAGTGGGGGGCTGGATACTACTACTAATCAGTCAATAAGTCAATTTGAGTCAACCTCTCTACTAAGCGGCTCTATAAGGTGGACTCCTATAATAGCGGGGCCCTTTTCTGACGATAATATTACAAATCAATCAATAGGCATACAAGAATCGGTCTCTGTATCAATTATAACTAGGAATTAATTAATGAATATAAAAGGTTACGTGGATATTTCTCTCTACAATGTAGAAACTGGCGAGCTAGAGCACGAGGAAAAAACTTGGCATAATGCTGTGCTGAACTCAAATCTTTTCATGCAGTCCCCTTTTTATTGGAATAGCAGAGGCGCATTGCAAAATACTTCTAAAAAGTTCGTGTATAATATAGTATGTGGTGATTCTTATATCTCAAGTATTAATAAAAACTCTTTTGCCTACCCTGGTAGGTGGTATTTTACGGTGAATTTGGACGGTACGACTGCCCTTACTCAAGACGCAGACTATAATTCCGTAACTATGACAATGGTTAAAAAGCTGGATCCACCGACTCAGGCCGCGATTAGGAATATTCATAGTGTTGGTCTTAGCTATGATTCGGCCGCTACTACTGCGTTTCTACCGTTTATAACCGTAGCCAGTAATCCTATTCCTGTTGTACAGTCCTCCAGTCAATTCGCTATAATTCAATATACAGTTGTAATTCAATTAGGCCAAAGAAATGACTGGGCAACAGAGTGGCTGAGTGCTTTACAGACGTCCTCAACATACAATATGACTATTACGAATACCGGAAATGACCACGACGGTCCAACAGGCTTCAGTACTAATACTATATATAACGATGGTTATCCAGTATCACTTTGGGCCGGCAGAACAGGTGCATATAGAAACTATGATACGTACGCCGCAGGTCATTTTTACCCTAGAAGAAACCAGCCAATACTTTCTTGGACTGGTACTGACATTGCTAATAAACCAAACTCATTTGGATTTGTAACCAATCATAACAGCGGTGAAATTAATAGCGGGGTTTCTGTTTCGTCCTTGAACTACCGAGCGTGGGACCAACTAGGTTTTCATAAACTCGAACTTCCAATTGGATATGGAGGAGCTTCTTATGAGGGCCATATAACTGGTTTTGTAGCGGGCGAAACTAATATAGGAGGTATAGCACATAATCCAGCAAGACTATTATCCTTAGGAGAAAACAAGACTCAAAATTATTATGGAAAAGTCAATAGCCCTACTATACCTTTTTTCCTGGTAAGCGAGTTGCCCTCTACTTCGGCGACTATTACTTTGGATACCTCTTTATATGACCCTAAGTACCATGAGTTTTGGAAAATAGACTTTGGGGGCTCTACTGGCGGAGTGGGTACCGCTGAGTACTCTTTTATGAAACGCTACATTTCTAGCTTTGATGGAAATACCTTCACCCCTGAGCTAATGAACCACAATATACTAACCATAAATGCCACTAGTGCCAGTGCTGAAAAATCCGCAGCAACCCAGCATAATGAAGTGACAATCAACGATACCAACATCATTAAGTGGAGAGGTCCGCTTAGTCGTTTGGATGGCTATGACGATTATGACACTAGCAACGCCAATAAGATTGGGCTATCGGGACTCTCCCAAGATTACTTGATAACTAAAAATTGGGAAGGTAATATGCCTATAAGAATATTTCCAGGGGATGATAGATATACTTATAATGTAACCCAAAAAGAAATAGTATTGTTAAGCTGGTTGAATGAGGAAATTATTAGAATTAATGTAATTAACTACCCCTCGTTCTCTCCTTCTAATATTTCAGGGTATGACTACGATGAAGTATCTGATACTTTTTGGATTTCTTGCACAGACACGGGAATCTGGTCTGTATCGACTCCTTTAGGGTCTCCTAGCATAACTAACCATAACGTAGTAGGTCTTTCGAATGTTACCACCACCACTGAAAATAAAGCGTATACTTTAGATCTGGGAATAAATTTAGGCTCTTTTAGAACTGTTTGGGCTATGATCGAAGGCGCTTTAGTTAAGTCTACTGATAATGGGAGTACGTGGTCAGCTTACGATAGCACGAGTACAGGAGGCGTGTCCTTTACACAGTCAAATATAGAAGCTCAATGGAGCGTTACTATTGGTCTAAAAGCAGATAAAAATACAGACGGTAGACTATTGATATTTTATGCGGATGACCCTACAGGAACAGTGCCCCGCTTATATAGTAGCTCCGCCGGTAATAATAACAAGACTGGGCTAGTTACAACGGGAGCCACTTGGTGGAGCAGTCTTAATGATTGTACTAATTTATCTCCAACTAGTTCTAGTTTTAATTTATTTTATGGCTTGATATACCCCAGCGCTACTGCTGGATTTTATAGTTTTGCTATACGTAATGGATACACTACGTTTAATGATGCACTCGCAGAAACTCATGATATGAGCCTGATAAGAAGACTTTTTAGGTTTACTTACGGAGTGGGTAAGGCCCAGTCTACTTGGTGGATAGTAAGTTACGCTGAAGACGGCACTCAGTCGGTTCCTGCGGGATATGTGCCTCGGCAACTTTTTTTTGAAAGACAGCTCGGAGCTTCCCCAAGTGTTTTTGGTCAGTTTTCAAATCCAGAAATAAAATATATATCAACGGGCAGGTCAGGTGGCAACACTACTTTTGGAACGTTAAGATCAAGTGCTTTTAACTGGTTTCCTACACAGACCCCACCTTATAGAACCGACACTTGGTCGATACCTTATGAGACTGTAGATGACGATAATAATGATGTACTACTAGTAGGTACCTCTTACATCGAGATTGCAGCCAATCAGGCCCCGGCTGCACCCGCCCGAGGGTTCTGGTTATTTAGATTTTCTACCGGATTAATTACTCAACTCTCTGAAGAACTCTCCTACTACCATTGGTATATTGGAAAAGGGTTGAGATTTAATGGCGACAGCTATTCTCATGTAGGGGATCAATATTATGGGTGGGATCCAGCCAATAGCATGATCAGTGAGATTTATGAAAGATACGTATGGACAGGGTCAATCTGGAGACTAAGAACTAGTGACGCAGACCCTCTTACTTTGAAGTCTACTCATGGCACGACGGATGCTTTAATTGGTGGGGCCACTATTTCTTTTGATGACGATCTTGGGTCCTCCTCTTATACTTCAGGAGAGAGTATATCTGCCGTCGTATGCGATGGGATTATGAATGACCTTGCCGTAGGACTTACTACATACTACAGTGGTAAGAGTACTTACCCAAATGAATTTGTTAAAGAAGTAACAGGAGGAGTAATAGCTCAAAATAATCCTGGAAAGTTGGTTCCTTGGTGTTACCCCGCGGAGACTTATAATGAAGAGCAGCACGCCACCAATAGCCCCCAACCAACTGCGGGCACCTTTAATACGGGTAGTTTTTTTAATAATCGTTTTCTTGGTACTTATGGTGTCAGTTCAGATTCTGCGGGAGTACCGATTAATGTAACTACCATTTATAATCAGGGAGGTTTTAAGGCTTCATCGTACCCGTACTACACTAAATTTAATCTCAACACCTCTCAAACTGCGTCAGTGTATAATGGGCCTGTTTCCGGAAGATATCTTTCAAATAGAATGTCAACTACTGATGCCTTTTCGGGGGATTTTCTTCTAACTTCTTCTATTCTTGAGCCACAGGCTGCAAGTACCACTCTTCAGCCGACGGACTTCTTGTTTTTTAATACTACTAACCCTTCAGTATCTCCCCCTACTACAGGATATAATATTGAATACGCTTATGGTTTAGCAGACGCAACTACATTTACAGACGGTCTTAGCCCCTCTACTTCAAATACTAACTGCTCAAGCTTTTCAGATATAAACTATGGGTTTAAGTTTAGAATGGCTGATAACTACGCGACTTTATTAGGTAAAGCTGGAGAACCTACTACCTTCAGTTTTCAAACTACGGGAGATACGGGAGACACTTTGTATTACTCCCTTAGTAGTTGCCCTATAGTTATAGAAATTATTGAAGCAGGGGTTGTTAAACATACTATATCGGGAGAGACTGTAGGAAGTGTCTCACAAGAAGTGGCTTCCGGTAATTCTGGCACAATTAGAGATCATGAACTTAATACAGGCACTGCCGGCGCGGTGATCTCGAAGGGTAGTACGTATACTCAAATGCAGTTTGGTAGAACGTTTCCTTTATTAACTCCGTGTGGTCTCAAAATAAAAAGAGTTGGTACCACTCTTTCTTACGAGTTCAGGGGACAGACAGTTTATACTTCTCTCGTCTCTAGCACTGAATCCTTAGTGCTTGTTGACTTTAGGTTTCAAAGGTTTTATAGTGGTATTGGTGAATTAAAAGATCGATACTCTTCTAGTTCGACCATACATGACATACAAATAGATGCGGGTAATGATTACTGGGTACAAGTGGGCACTTCTGGATCAGGCAACGGAATTTTTAACTCTGATTTTCTTTTTCTTCAAGTAGCCAATAAACAAGCTTTCTCAATAAAACTCGATGGGGTAGAGGCTAATGTAGTAGAATTAGATGACGCACAGACTCTAGTCGCGGGACAAGTATCCGTTTACCCTAGATCAGGCCTTATTCGCTGCGCAGCAGCAGACGTGGGTAAAACAGTTACTGTAAATATTCCCTGCGCGTACTTAGAGCAATAACATGACAGTAGGATTTCTAGACTTAGCTTCGAGCCTTATAGTGCCGGACAGAAATATAAAGAAAAGCGTAAAGCCTTTATACTCTGTTCTGTCTTTTGGCGACGGCTACGAAAGCAGAATCTCTCTGGGCACAGACGGTAGACAAGAAACATATACCGTAACTTTTAACAATAGACCTATTGAAGAAGTTACCTCAATAACCGGATTTTTCGCAAATAGAGCTAAGTACAAGAATTTCGATTTCACTCTCCCGGACAGTAATGAGCCTTCTGGGGAGAAGACTATTACAGTATATTGTGATAGTTACTCTACGATATATGTTAATCAGGTAGTAGGCTCGGTAACTGCCAAGTTTGTTAGAGTATTCGAACTAGTATCTGGTACCTCTAATGTTAATATAAACAACTCTAACTTTGCTATGACAGAGGGTCAGACAACAGTAGTAAATATAAGTAGCCTAGAAAGAGGTGCAGAGATCTTATATTGGACTCTTGATGGCGGCTCTTTAGCAGACTTTGTAGCAGTTGATGGTTCGTTTAATACAGCCGGTACTCTCACCTTAGCGACTGGAAGTTTCGAGGTAAGTACACTAGCCGACGTAACTACCGAGGGAACCGAGCAGATAAATCTCCGCGTTAGATCCGGTTCTATTGGTGGACCCACACTTGCTCAAGTCGTAGTCACTGTGCAAGACACTTCCAGAGGTCCAGAGACGTTTAACTTAGTAGATAACGTTGGCGCGGATTTGACCGATGAGTATCTGCTAAAAAATACTTCAACAACTATATATGTCGAAGTATTAAATTATGAGCCCGTCAATGACTTGTATTGGTCTTTAGAAAACGGAAATGGAGTAGTCACTCCTTTTACTGGAGTTATTAACTTAACAGGGAATTTCGCGTCTAGTACGGGTAATTTTTCCGTAAATGGTGCTGATATACTTTCGGATCAAGTTCGTGTTTTACAACTGAGGAAAGATAGTGTTTCCGGGCCTATAGTAGATACTTTGAATCTTAACGTTCTTCTAGCCGCCGGGGCACAATTAACAAACAGCTTATATCAACCAGTAGCTTCTTACTCAATAGGACCAAACAGTAGCCCAGAATTTATAATTACTGCTTACTTTAAGGGTACTTTACTCCCTATCGAACAAATTTATTGGACTATAGAGGGGGCTACGGCTGGCGTTGACTTTGTAGCTGTTCAAGGAACCTTCTTACCAGTAGGAAATGATAGTAGCTCTACAGGAAGCTTTCAACTTGAAAAAGCCGTTCCTTCTCCGGAGTCTATTGAATACTGGATATTAAATCTTCGTACGACAGGTTATACGGGGTCTATTATAGACACGGTAGACTTAGTTGTAGAGACAGCAGGAACGCTGCTTCCGAGTATACTACCAGAAAGCATTACTCTGAGGGCCGATACAGATTTTACAGCCAGGATCAATGATGCAATTCGTCTTCGATCTGTACCTGTTTCAGCTAACGAGTCCCTAACTATTTTTGGTACTGTTGATCAAGAGGCTCTAACTGAAACAGACATTACAAGAAACGAGCCCAAGCTCCTTAAACAGACCGATTCTCCTATAGTTCTATCAGGAACTAACTTGGTAGAAGCAGAAATAAACAATGTTGTACGATTAGATACTATCGCTACAGCTCAAACAGAAACAGTGCAAGTACAGGGTAAAACTACCTTTTCCGCGCAAATTAATAATATAACTAGGACATAATCTATGAAAATGAAAGGCTTTGTGAAAGTAACAAAAAAAGACGCTAATACGGGCGAAGAACTGTATGAGTCTGACTGGATAGAGAATATAATTTATGACGCTAACTTCACTGCCTCTATTAGCGCCCTGTCACTCAGTCTCAGTAATGTGACGACCGGCGCGACTCTAAGTGCGCCGACTTTTAACGACCCCTATCAAGCTTATCACCAAGTTTCTGGATCCAATAGGTTTACTCATTATCTGTATGCTAATGATCACTATGAGGCTGCCCCTGTTAGTACTGTAAGATCTCAGCCGGGTAAGTTTTGGCAGTTCCAGAAAATTCAAGGAACCCCTTTTGTAGTAATGGAAGGAAACGGCCAGACTACTACACCCACCCTTAAATTCACTCAACAACTTCTTCCCCCCGTGTCAGGAACTCGTGATATTCATACTATAGGTTGGACACAATCGAGACCTACTTATCAGGTTAACACTAGTGCTTCGATCAGAAATAGACCAAAACCAAGAACGGCTGCTTCTTTTACACCAGCTATCACGCAATCTACTACAGAAATTCTTGTTGTGGTCTATAAAATAGAATACACTTTCCCCACCTCGTCAACTACTTTATCATATGATCAAATGTCTGCTCTTACTTGGTTAATGGCGGGGGTACCTAATCCCACACCACAACAATCTCTTGTTTACTACAAAGGCACTAGTAGCGTAAATATGAATAATTCTTCCTCCTACGCAAATGATACTAAGTATTCCCCTTTTAAAGTACCTCTTGCTAGTCGTAGGCCCAATACTACTTATGTCGCGGGTAAGCCCAATACTGGTGGCCACCCAAGTTTAACATATTGGGGTCAGTTGGAGACCAACGCTTCTTTTTCTGGGCACGGTTGGGATGGTATTGTTTTCCTAAACTCCGCCCAGGTACAAACCACTGATACTAATGTAGGAGACTTCATTAGCTCTATATCCGTCAGAGGAGGGGGTCAGTACGATGCGTGCTGGGTAACTCGTATGATTGGTTCTAACACTAATAAGACTCAACAGTATTATGGAAAAGTGTCTGGTTCTACCGTTCCCTTCTTCAGTGCTGGAGAAATACCGAATACGGATGCAACACTTACTTTAGACACCGCCCCCTACTCTACTACTCTTTTTCCTGAATTATGGTCAATAGACCTAGGTGGCGTAACTGGAGGCGTAGGAACAGCCGAATATTCGTTGAGAAAAAGATATGTAACTGGGTATGTAAATAATACCTTGGTACCAAGAATACAAGTTCTTCATCACATTCAGGAGGCTAATATACAAGCTGTAAAGACTTATTCTGATTGGGGAGACCATACGGGCGACCTTGCGACTTCTGGGCGAGCTTTACTAAAGAATTCTTACAACAACATAGATAATTACGGAAGGTGGGTAGTTCCAGGTAGTCCTCTAAAGCTCTATGATATGATCGAAGACAATGTACATTTCTATAATTTAGAGACCGGAGAGAATAGTGCTGTTAACATTCTACAGTATCCTGCTTTTACCGCTACTAATATAGGGGGCCACGCGTATGATGAAATCTCTGATACTCTTTGGCTCGCTTGTCAGGATACCGGACTATGGAAAATAGCCAGTCCTTATTCAGCATCTCCAACTGTTAGTAACTTAGACTTGTCTTCTATATCAGATGTAGCGGCTACGGTAGCTAACAATGCTTATGTAGTCTGTTTAGGTCTCGCTGTAGGCGGGACTCATAGAACTGCTTGGGCTATAATGAACGGCGCTCTTGCAAAATCGACAGATAATGGAGCAACCTGGGTTGGGTATGACAGTACTTCTGTTGCGGGAGTTACATTTACTCAAGCAACTATTGAGGGAAAATGGGCCGCAGCAATGTGTATAGTCGCTGATAAAAATACTGATAATAAATTACTAGTGCTTTACGAAACTAATCCTAACTCTCTGTTATCAGCGCTCGGCTCATATGACTATGGACAAATAAGCGGTGTTTGGTGGGACAATACTAGTGACACTACACAATTAATGGCCGACTCAGGAGCTATTCCATTCTATTACCCGGGAAGCGGTGGGGGGACCAGCGCTCGGGTTGGGTTTGGCCATTCGAACACTAACCCACCTTCACGTACTCAACTGGATAACTACACGGTTCCCTGGTTTAGAAGAAACTATGTAAATATGATAGGTTGTACCAGAACTCAGAGCCACTGGTATATTGCTCATTTAAACACTAATCAAAGTAATTACCTTTCAGGGGGAACTAATAGAAATGCTCCTGTATTACTAACACATGGGACTCAAATTGGAGCCGCAGGTGCCGGCTACACTGAGTTATTGACAGGCGATACTTATACTGAAAACTGGAACTCTGGTCTAGTGCCCCAGTGGGCTTTCCCGAAAGGGTTGGCGTCCGCTTATGGTGATTCATGGGTATATTACCAGCAATGGGATAATCTTGATCAGAACTACTCATATTGGCAGGGACATACAGAGCATGTCGATGATGACGGTAATGATTGTATTATAAAAAATGGTTCAGATGGCGGTGGTACTTTTACTACACCAACCAATGTGTATAAATTTACGTTCACTACAAACAGGCTTGACAACATGACTATTAATGCCTGGACAAGTGAGGCACGACACCAGACTCAGTATATTGGTAAAGGACTAATAATTACTTGTGCTTCTGATAAGTTTTATGTATTTTCCTTATCTGATGGGACTATTGAAGGCGTATCTGCTGCTTCTAAGATGGCGGGCGACGTTTGGCAGAGATATGTATGGACCGGCTCTATCTGGAGACTTAGAACTAGTGACGCAGACCCTCTTACTTTGAAGTCTACTCATGGCACGACGGATGCTTTAATTGGTGGGGCTACTATTTCTTTTGATGATGCAGGCAGTACTCAATCTTTTGTTTCAGGAGAGGCCATTTCCGCTCATGTAGTAGATGGAATCGTAGTAGACTCGGCAACGTCTACTAGGTCTTATAGCCCTACTCTCTCTATGTGGGATAATGAGATAGTTACGGAGGTTACAAACGGTACTATCGCTTCCTCAACTCCTTCAGAGCTCCTTCCCGTTACCTATTATGACAATGTTGACGGGACCGGGCACCTTGCTGGCTTTAACACTGATGTTGCCAGCTCCCCTTGGGCATCCGCATTTGTACTTGAAGATACACATTCCACAACTGCTTATTACTCTAAGCAAGGTAGCGGTCCTACTGGTGGTTTTTCCGAGAGGAGAATGAATGCAGGTTGGAATCATGGAGAGTATCCTGAATTTCGCTCACGCCTAGGGTGGAGAAACACGTCGAGCTCGCTGTCTAGTGCACCAATACTTCATCTTAGTACTAGGTATAATTCTTCAGAAGCTACAACAGGTGATTTTAATTTAGAGACTAGTCTTATAAATCCCAATGGTGGGCGCATCGCGAACGATTCGGTCTCAGCATATGCGCATCATTGGGGCTTGCTTGACCACAGAAATCAAGACGATGGTAATAATAGCTGGAAAATAGAAACCGCTTTCGGGTTAGTAAACGCTGCTAGCTACACTGATGGTGCTTCACCAGCTCAGGGAGTGTTAGAGGAAGCGGAGATACTTTATGGATTCAAAGTGATCCCTGGAAAACTTTTTGATAGTTTAATGTCAAATTATCCTAGTTCCGCCTCTATTAACCTGGGTTCCCAACTAAGAGAGGATAACGAGGTATATCTTGGGTCTTATACTTATCAATCTGCAAATATTTCTGATATGATGAATGAAGGCCCACAATCTACCCCCATGACTATTCAGATAGTAGAATCTGGGAGTGTAGTATTCACTCAACCGGCAGGTGACCGGTACTATAGTGTAATATCCCTATTTGACCCAGAGCTAAACGCTAACAGACCCTTTGTTAATACGAGTACTGGCAACGTGAATCTCAGCGAGATTGGCTCGGCCGAGGTAGTACTGGGTAACAGGGACATTATAAATGATAGGTATTGTCCCTTTAATATAGAAAGAGTTGGTACCACTGTTAAGTACTATCTTCGTGATAAACTAATATATACCTCTTTAGCGAGTAGCAGCGAGAATCTAATGCCGGCTGTATTTACCAGTTTTGCAGATGCGGTAAGTATTACCACGAGCCATGCCCAAACTGAATCAGTTTGGGGTCATATGCATGGACAAGTATTTAAAAAGCCTCAAACGGATTTCTTTGTAAAGGTAGGAACTACTGGCTCTTCCAACGGGGCTTTTAACTCCAACTTCTTATACTTGCAAACCTCTGTAAGAGAGGGTTTTAGTATTAAAATTGATGGTGTAGAAGCTACTGTAATGGGGCTCGAAGATAATGGGACGCTTAATGCAGGAGAAGTCTCCGTGTTCCCAAGACAAGGCCTAATTAGATGCTCTTCTGCTGATGCAGGAAAAACTGTAACCGTATCTATACCCTGCGCTTATAGGAGTTAATATGACTTTAGGAGTACACTTAGACACATCGCCCGTAACTTATGTTAACCCGGATAGAAACATATCTAGAAGGGCTAACATAATGGCTAGGCAGACAAAAATACAAAACTACGAACAGCGTGGAAGAGCGGGACTTAATCCAATAAAAGAGATGTTTACTGTTAATTTTAAAAACAGACTCAAAGAAACTATTGATAATTTAACTGCTTTTTTTCAAGTTAGAGAAGGTACTATCGCCTTCTCTTTTACTATACCTTCCTCAGGAGGGGGCGAAGAAACTATTCAAGTAGTATGTGAGAGCTTTACTCAAACTTACTTTACAGAACAGTATGGGTACTCTTGTTCTGCGACTTTTAGAAAAGTAAACGTACCAACATTTAATGGGGTGATACCATGACAGATATCGTAAAAACAGCACAACTACAAGATCCCGGATCTTCAGTAATAGTGCTGTATGAACTAGAGTACGCGGAGGGAGCTTTCGCATACTTCTATGCGGGCAAAGCAGAGTATGATGGTGCTAGCTTAGAAAACGTTAGATTCAGAGAATGGCGCTCAGAATACGTAATTGGAGCAGAAATAGAATACACAGCTATACCTGTGGAGGCGGACGGATTTGAGATGAAGTCAGACGGGGCTATATCTAGACCTACTTTGTCAATCGCTAATGTAGGTACCGCCTTGTCAGATTCTATAGGGGGTTTGAGCGTACTAGACTTAGTAGGCGCTAAGCTTACTAGAAGAACTACTATGGAAAAATACCTAGTAGGAAACGCATCAGATCTAGGACCCGGACTAGCTCCTGTAGAGTACCCTAGAACTGTATACTACATAGATAGGATAAAGTCTAAAAATATTCTCAGAGTAGAATTTGAGTTGGCAGCTCCTTATGATCTCCAAGGTATTAAGCTACCTAGAAGGGTAATAATTGGAGGGGCCTGTCCTTTCAAATATAAAGGGGCCACTGAAGACTTAGCAGAGAGTGATAGATCTGGGGGTTGTGACTGGAACGCGAGATTTTTAAAAGATGATTATGCCTCTAGGCTCTTCTTAAATGAGTTTGATGAATATATAGTTGCTATCGGGTACGGTGGAGGCTTTACTCCTTGGACAGCAACCTCGTCCACTAACGACCTGTACACTACTGTACAGGATCTAGATAGGTATAGTACTGACGGGCTCACAGTAACTACAGTCTCCAGTTTAAACTACTGGCAAGCTCTTACTAGTGGGAGTGTTCCTCCTTCTGATACAGCAAAAGCAGACTGGCGAAGAATTCGTACTTGGGCCCCTTTTTCTGCGGGCACAACCTATTATGGGTATAAAAATAATAAATTTAGTGACTACATTCTGAAAGATGGGGTTCTATGGAGAATCAAACTATTTAGTGTGGACACTAGTGTGCTTACGGAAGTTAAAGAAGGAGCCTATTGGACTCTTGGAGACTCCTGCGGTAAGAAAATAAAGTCTTGTAGCTTACGCTATGGAGCTCAGGAAGTATCCAACTCTTCTATACCCGCGAAACTTATAGCATCAACTCAACACTTAAGATTCGGAGGTTTTCCTGGTGTACAACAAAAACGATAAAGAAATTCTAGAATACTTAGTAAGTTGCTACCCAGAAGAAGGGTGTGGAATTATACTAAATAAGAAGGGTAAACTGAAATTTATACCCTGTAAAAATGAAGCGGAAGACCCTTTTAACTATTTTAAGATTCCTGCGGAAGAATATATAAAAGCTTCAATGCTAGGAGATATCCACGCAATAGTACATAGTCATCCTGATGACGAAGAAGGTCTTAGCGAGAAAGATATAGCAACAAGTAATTTTTTAGGGATAACTTATATTGCCTATTCAGTACCGGGGTTTACAAAGTTCGTCAATGTACCTAATAGAGAAGCTAAACCCCTATTAGGGAGAGACTATAATTTTGGAACAAATGATTGCTGGTCTTTAGTTAGAGACTACTATAAAGCTACTCTGGATACTGTGCTACCTTCGATAAATTTTGAAGATGATTGGTGGCTAAAAGGGTTAAACTATTTTGATGACCTCTATAATTCTTTTGGTTTTATAGAGGTAGAAGAATTAAAAACACACGATGTTATAATTTTTAGTGTACTCTCTAAGGTACCTAATCATTGTGGTGTATACTTAGGTGACGGTATTTTTATGCACCACGCAGAAAATAGATTGTCGTGTAGAGAGTCATTGTATTCCGGATGGAATAAGAACATAACGAGGTATATGAGATGCAAAAAGTTCATTTAATTGGTGACATAGCTAAGTTCGGAGCATACTGGGAAACAGACTGTGCTACTACTGCAGATATTTTTAAGCTAATAGCCTGTCAAACCCCTGGGTTTAGGAAGTACTTAATAGAGGGGAAAGATTCAGATATTGCGTATGAGATACGAAAAGGAAAAGACATACTTATTGATCCTAACGAATTATATCTTTCTACGGTAGAGGACGAAGATATTATTATAACAGAGGTACCAGATGGCGCTAAAGCTGGGCTAAAAATAGTACTGGGCATTATTCTTGTAGTAGCTGGCGTATTTGCCTTGGGTACAGGTTTCGCCTGGGCAGCGCCCTATCTGTTTGCAGCAGGCGCTTCGTTGATTGTAGGGGGCTTGGTCGAGCTACTAGCACCAGGACCAGAAACCGAAGACGCGGACGATCCCTCCTATTTATTCGGAGGACCGGTAAGCAACGTATCACAGGGTTTAGCAATACCTGTTCTTTATGGAGAGCTTATCATATCGGGGGGTACAATATCTGCTTACTATTCTAATAGTCCTGTCAAAATTAGTGGTGGGGATGTAGAGGGAACCAATGCGGCAGGGGGGTCTAATTTTTCCCCAATTAACTACAATGGGGGTGAGGGAAGCGGACCCGGTATAAATACACTGACCTCTTTCACTTTCGGACTAGCCGAGGAACCAATAGATCCTGACTATTACAAATTTACTCTAGATTATTAACAGGTTTATAAGGAATATAAATGACTATTATAGAAAAACAGTACGGCTACATAGTTGATCTACTATCTTGTGGAGAAATTGAAGGCTTAGTAGGAGGCTTGTCCGGAGTATATTTAAACGAAACTTCTTTACTTTCGGGCAATAAATATAATCAATTAAAGGGGTCTTCTGGAAAATGCAGCGTGTCTGGAACTGGCGTAACAGATGCTAATGGCTTATTTTCTGAAGTAAACTTCACCGACGGAGAAAGATATCTTCAGATTATTGGTGCCGGTCCCTCAGATACTATAGCGGCCAACATGAAATCAGGCTCTAGCTATATAACCCTAGCTAGCGCGTCAACCTTAGAGGATAAGCATTTTTTGAACTTTACGGGAACTGAAGCAACTGATGCGTCGGACTGGGTAAAGCATCTTATTAGAATATCGGGCGCGGGTCTAAATGGAGCTGAATATTCTGGTATACTTGTAAGCCGTGTGGAGTCTCTTGGTACACAAGCTGTCATCTACCCGCCCATTTCTGCAGATATAAGTATAGGAGCAGCTGTTAAAATAGACGAAGTTATAAAACTAGACAGCTCGGTTCCTACTACCCCTAATACGTGCACTCTAGTGGGCTCTGCTACTACCGCAATTGTACAGAGTCCCTGTAGATTATCAGCTGCTGTACAGTACGCGTCCTCTACGACACCTAGTCTAGCATATGATAATACCTATGGATTTGTTAAGAATGGAAGTAGATACCAACTTCCTCTAAACGCTTTTAGCGGTAGAGGTAGGGGTGCGCCTTCTGCTTCTATTATTGTTGGAAATGGTACCGAGCTTTTACGCCATTCGTCTGCCGGCGGCAGCCAGGGTGATTCAGTTATACAAGGAGGCACCCTTAACTTCTCTCAATACTCCCTAGAGGAAATAGATGCCGTAGTAGTAGCTATTGAGTTCCCGGGAGGTCTCAGGCATAATGGTAGGGAAGGAGAGTCCAGAAATGTTTACGTGGAATTTCAGATAGTACTAGAGTATACTGCGGATACCGGAGGAGCTCCCGTTACAAAACAAGCTCTTATTTATGGAAAAGACTATGGCGGCGCTGAGTTTGACTCTGGAGTCCCTTCTTGGGCCTCTCCGTCTGGAAACCAAAGTACTTTAATTAATTTTGCTGCCAATTCCTATGGTTACAGTGGTGGAAGAAACAGTTCCGGTGTTGTTACTAGGAAAGGTGCCAATAGTCCTTTTATAAAAGAGTTTGTAATAAACTTAGATAAGTATAAGCCTTTTACCAATTGGAGTATAATAGTAAAAAGACTTAGCCCTGAAGCTTTGGGGGAATATTGTCCTACTGATAATACTTTTATTGCTTCAGCTAAAATCAAAAATGTGCAGGCGCTAATCTACGATAAATTTTCCTACCCTTTGACCGCTTATGGTGCAGTAACTTTTTCAGCAGAAGATTTTCAAACTCCTCCTAAGCGAGCATACCATTTAAGAGGCAAGAAAATTGCTGTACCCTCTAACTATTTCCCACGAGATGAAGTAGCTAGTGTTACTGCACAATATACCCGGGTAAAAGGAACAGGCTTAGATGCTGCTACCTATCAAACATGGGATGGCTCTTTCAGAGGAGACGATACATTAAGTAGGGATGATATAAACTTTCGTAAAGTATACTGTAATAACCCAGCATGGGTATATTACGATATTTTAACTAATAAAGACTATGGATTAGGAGATTTTATTAGCCCTAATGAGATAGATAAATATGCTCTATATCAAATAGCTAGATATTGCGATGAGGTAGTAGACAATGGGAAAGGAGGCCAGGAGCCTAGATTTTCTTGTAATGTCTACCTGCAAAAACAGACTGAAGCCTATAAGGTATTGAAGGATTTAGCTAGTGTTTTTAGAGGGATGACTTTTTGGATAGACGGACAAATTACTCCTGTACAGGACAGACCTAAAGAGCCTGTTTATACCTTTTCCTCCGCAAACGTAGAAGGAGGTGTATTTAATTATACCTACACAGGCAGTAAATCTAGAGTCAACCAAATCAACGTTAGTTGGAACAATCCTGAAGAGTTTTATAAAAGAACTATCTTAACTGTTGAGGAAATCGGAGAAATTGCTAAAAGTGGAAAAATAGTCGCAAAAAACATTGTTGCCTTTGGGGCTACCTCAGAGTCCCAGGCTAGGAGAGTAGCTAAATGGCAAATGGCCACGCTGTTAAATGAGACAGAAATCGTTAGCTTTACTACTTCTATAAATGGGGCTTTCCTGCTGCCTGGGGACGTTATCAATATACAGGATAAAGATGATATAGGAATCGAAGTAAGCGGCAGAACAGCGCCTAACTCTACTACTAATGTTATTAACTTGGATAGAAGTATAACCTACCCAGGAGGTGTTCCGGGGGACTGTCTTTTATACTTAGTTTATCCAGAACCCGGCATCTTTTTAGCACAAGAATCTGTTACGTTAAATGGACAGACATATACTAGAGGTGCCCTACTGTTGGAAGATAACGGGGGCAACCCTATTTCAAGTCTTGAAGATTCTATCAACTTATTAGATGGAGCAGGTAATGAAGTTATAACAACTTACTCTAAGAATACTAGGGTTGAAGTAAAAGATATAAATGGGGGTTTAAGTGCCTCCAACCAAGTTACAGTAATTGGTGCTTTTAGTAGCGTACCTAATATAGATGTTATCTGGGCTGTGGGACGAAAACAAGATACTACAACTCAAGAAATTAAAGAGTATAGAATTTTAGGGGTTCAAGAGGACGATAATGAGTACTCTATATCCGCGTCTAACTATTATCCGCAAAAATTTGACGAAATAGATGTGGACCCACCTGTCTATACTACGGACTATATCCCTGTTTCTGGAAGATTAGATGATGTTCCTTCTCCCACAAATATCTCTATGGAAATGTCTCCAGAAGCTAGAACTTCTTCTAGTGGTAATGCAACAGGGCAGAAAGTAACAATTTCTTGGACTAGCCCTATTGAGTCTTTCACGGATTCTACAGGGGTAACTACAGATATACCATACAGATTTTTATCCTCTTATGAGATTCAGCATGATTTTAAAGAAGCAGCTGGGCTTAGTAACTTTAAAACAGAAACTGTTTCAGGGGTCTCTAACTCTATGTCTATTTCTGGAGTTTCCGAAGGTTTATATACTGTTAGGGCCAGAACGGTTAATGACTTAGGTGTAAAGTCACCTTGGACTACTGTTAGAAGATTCGTATCTTTAAGTGCTGCAGGTAATAGAAGAATTAACTCTATTGCAGTAGGAGGAGTTTTATCTGGCGATAGCTTTTCTACTAGTAGTACAGACCCAGGCGATTCTATAGTCAGACTAGCTGGTAATGCTTATTCTTATTCTGCCCCTTCAGGGGAAGAATTTTCTTTTCTAAGCACTGCGGGTGTTGAGGCTACTCAGGAGGATTTTGGCGCACTGGCTTTAGATGCAGAAGCTTACCTATACTTTGACGCTTCGGGAGCCGAGGAGAGCCCTCCGCACCCCTGGAAAGCTGTTCAAATTTATACCGATGAAATCGTTAGGGGCACTAACAATATATTATTAAACAGACCTTATATAGTTCCTTTAGGATATGTAAATAATGGATTAGTTAGTACTTCTGGTACTGTGTCTACTACGGAGTCTAGCTTTAGCCTTATAGGAGTTGGCACAGTTTTTACCACCGAATTTGCCGTGGGGGACTTAATAAAAGTATCCCCTGAAGCCGCTGCCGGTACTGAAAATCTAGCCGCAGAGTATAGGACGATAACTTTTATAGAGAGTGATACTAAACTTGAAGTTAATACTGCTTTTCTAAGAACCCAGCCTGGAATTTTTGCTTTCTCCCAAGAGTTTAAGCCTAGCATAGAAAGAGACGCTATCCTTGGTAAAGTCAATGCTTCTTCTACTAGTCCTAGTACTTATACTCTACAGTTATTTATAAATGGCAAAGGGCCTATTGGGGACAACGGACAGAACGTAGGTATTATTGCTACGGACTACTCTATTGTATATAATGGAGAGGGATTATCTCCGGAGTTTACGGCAAGTACCGCTGATTCTACTTCTATCGGAATAGAAACTAGATCTAGTACTATACTAGCCCCAGAATATAATTATAAGCTAAATGGGGTTGACGTTACCTTTCCTGCTTTTACAACTAACCCTTTCTACCTCTATACAGTACCCGCTACTTGGACTCAGGGAGGAGATGTTATTGAGGTTAATGTTAGAAATATAGGAGAGGTCTCTATCATTCTGAAGGATGCTCTATCTATAGCTAGAGTTAAACAAGGTTCTGGAAACTTAGGGGGAGTTATTACTAACCCTAGCCAAACTATTAGTACTGACTATGGTGGCAGGGTTTTTGAAACCAATTTCCCTAATGCTTCAGGCGAGTGGGAACTATTCTTTAGCGGAGAAGATATTACAGACCAAGCAACTTACTCAGTGGTTGGGGGTACTTCAGCCGCCGGTCTTAGTACTAAAACCCAAAATGGTTTAACTATTAAAGTGGATGAAGCTAATGGAGAGTATGACTTATTTCAATTAGACAAACCTACGTTAATCTCTATCTCAGCCACAGTAGGAGGTGCCTCTAGTGTTTACTCGGTAACTCCTAATAAAACTGCAATGATAGAAGGGGAAACCGTTGCCTTCGCAGTGAGTGGTCCAGCTAGTTCAACGGTATACTTAGAGTGGGCTCACGTCACTACTCAAGATGCTGATTTCACTCCTACTACTCCTACTGGTACTTCTAGGGAAACGATTAATCTAAGCGCTGGAGGAACGGGCACTAGTGCAACGTACACTTCTGTTATAGACTTTGATAACTCGAATCAAACTTTCTTTGTGAGACTTTATGACGCAGCTACTAATGGTAATATAATATCTTCCTCCGAAGTAGTAACAGTAACTGGGCAATCGTATAATTTTAGTATTAGCAGTTCCAGCCCTACAGAAGGCGATACTCTTACTATACACTTAGAAACTAATAATACTAATGTTACTACCATGTACTTATCTTTTGACTCTCCTGTGGGAGTTACTACTGCTGACTTTACGAATCCTAGTGTAGGCGCCGTAGCACCAATTTCTGCTAGACAACCCGTTACACTAGTGGCAGGCTCAGCAGACTACACCATTGATATAGCTGTTGATGCAACGGATTCTGGAGAAAGTTTTGTTCCGGCAGTGTATTCTGCCCTAACCGGGGGTTCTCCTATCCATGGTTTTGGTACTGTGTCTATTACAGATACTGGCGCGCCCACAGGAACTGCTCAACTAAATAGCACTAGTCCTTTACTCTGGATTACCGTGCCCGTTGACGGGAGCGTGGAAGCTGCAGGAGGTTCTTTACAGTTCTTGAGAAGTGGTGATATAAATGGAACAGAAGCATTTGTTTACTGCAGTTTTGGTTCAGCCGGTATTGATAGTGATGATTGGTGCCCTGTAGCTAGTAGAAGTTCGACAGTAGGAGACGGATATGAAATTCGTTGGGAGCAAGTGGGTACTCTTTTCCCCGTAGCTTCAGCAAACTGGGCTGAATCGACTTATGCAAGCTTAGACTCAACTAAGAGTGTTAATGCTCCTACTGTATTTGGTAGCTACTACGAACCAGAAATGGAATCCATAGATATAAATATTAAAATTAGAAAAGTAGGCGCAGGCTCACCTGACGTAGATCAAACAATAACTCTCAGATCCACAGTAACATCGTAAAAAGGATACTTAAATGACAACAGTAAATCAAGATGTAGAAACAACAGATAGAATAGACATACTAGTAACGGCTAGTTCCGGAACCACTGTAGAGCCAGGAGCCGTAACTAACTGTGTTATTAACCCACAGTCTAGGGAGAACAGCCCTTTTACGTACTCTATTTCTGGTTTTTCAGGGAGTTCGTATACAGCAGACTTCACAGATGAAGTAGCCGGAGCCCTACAAGTCACGGGCTCTGTAGCGGCTACAGGAGCCTGGACTTCAGATAAAGAACAGTTCACTCTTAGGGGAAACTACGGGACCAAATCCTTAGATTTAAAATATACGGCAGTTAAATCCAAAGATGGTCAAATAGGAGGAGACGGGTCAGATGGCCTTACAGGAGCGGGGGTAAATATTGTTTTTACACGTTCTGCTACAGATCCTGGGTCTCCAACCCCTACTCCGGGTGTTCCGACGAGCCAAGGCTGGTTTGACTCTCCGCCTGATGCCCTTGATAATAGTAAATTTTTATGGGCAAGTCAAGGGATTATTATTCCCCCCTCAACCGATTATACGTGGGGAGCTACCTATAAGGTAGATGGCTCTGTTTTTGCCGAAGTAACTGTCTATAGAAAAAACAATAATACACCCCCCAGTGCAGCACTGACCTGGGATTTCACTACTAACACTCTAAGCGCGGGTAACTGGAGTACTAGCCTTCCTACTGTTGACACTGCTAATGATATTATTTATGCCTCCGTAGGGTTATTCAGTGGGCATCCTACGGATACTGCAACGGCGCTTGATGGTTCTTGGAGTGCTGTTGTTAAATATGCTGAAAGAGTTGATGGAGAGGATGGAGGTTCAGTAAACCTAGTGTTTTACAGAGGGCCAAGTAACCCCGGTGCACCTATCAGTACTACAGCCATTCCAGACGATACTGGTTTATCCCCCGTTGGAGTTCTATGGGCCGATGATCCTCCCGCCACTGGAGGACTTTTATGGGTAAGTAGGGGTAATTTAACTCCGCCTAGTGCCGATTGGACCTGGGGAGTACCCTATCAAGCAGACGGAGAGGTCTTTGCGGAAGTAACAATCTACCGAAAAGGTAGTAATACGTTAAATGTAAACGACGGCACGTGGGATTTTACTACTAACTCATTGACCCTAGCTGACTGGTCCACTGCGTTACCTTCTGTTAGTGGGAATGGTGATATTATTTATGCCTCTGTAGGTTTATTTGCCGGTAGACCCACAGATACTGCAGTAAGTCCAGAGTCGCCTGGATGGACTATTCCTGTTAAATATGCTGAAAGAGTTGATGGAGAGGAAGGTTTAAAGAGTCTTACTGGTCTAGTATACTTAACTACCCCAAGTGCTGTCCTTCCCGGCACGCCTACAGCTACTAATTATGTTTTTAGCACTGTATCTTTTTCAACCTTAACGGCTAATTGGAGCTTAGAGAGACCCACTATAACCGCAAGTAATGCTAATAACTATTGGGAGTCTACATTCAATGCCAAGGAAAATACCTCCGCTAGTGATGTAAGCTCAAGCAGCACCAGTCCACCTAACTTAACCTTTTCTATTCCGGTTAGAGTGCAAGACGGCTTTGGAGACTCTGTTACCCAGAGTGTAGTAGATATTAACTCTGCCGCTACCAAATGGGTGGGCGTAGACCTTATCACTTTTTCACAAGACTCCACGAATGCTCCTCACCCAAGATCTAGTACCGAGTACAAATATACTTATAACGCAACTACGGGAAATTTAGAATACGCAGTGGGCGCTTCCAATACAGATAAAGGCTGGACTACTACGATACATACTCTTCTAGCCGGTAGTACGGAGGTGGCGAGGATAAAAATCAGGCACATAGCAGAACCCTTTGAGTTTTCAGGAATCCAACAAACCGAGAAAGTAAAAAGTGTATATTACGAGTTTGAAGTAATAGGCTCTCCAGGAGCAACTTACTCTACAGAAAGCAACTATACAATAATTTTGGCTGCCAACAGCTTTACACAGTCTTGGGTAGGGGGAGGAAGTCCTGTTGCAAATGGATATGATCAAATTCAAAGCTATGATACCGTTGCATTGGCAGGATACCTTGTATCTATAACACACACACCATCAAATGCACTTAAAACTATATTTGTATCCTTTTCGGGTATTGCAGATAGTCTCATAGTAGTAGAAGGGGAGTTAGGAGGAAAATAATGAAAATATTAAATTCAAATAGCGGCTGTTACCTAACCGAAGTAAAAGAAACTTTTTCAGATGCGGAAACTTTAAACAGTATTTTTAAAGATTATTTATTCCGCAGGAATTTAAACTCTTGCTTGTCTATGTGTAGTATATCAGAACAAACTTTAAATGATGCTAGAATAGTACTTAGTCCTCCCCCTAGAATTAGCTCTGGGGTGTTCTTCTTGTGTAATTCTTCTGACGAAAAAGTAGGGGCAATTAATTTTACGTTTAGCGATCATGGAAGTACTAATACTACCTACTTAACTAAAGTGAAAGCGGTAATTAAAGGGTCTGAAAGAGGGAGGGGGTACTTTACAGAGATGTTTTTTCTTATCTCTTGGTTTGCAAATCAGTTCCTACAGTGCGATAAGGCTCAAGTAGGGGTAGTAGACACTGCACCTCAAGTAGCAAAAAAATTAGACGAAAGATCTATAACTAATTACGAAACTACCGATACTTCTAGTAATAGTACCGCTCCCTATGACTCCGTAGTACAAAAAAGCATAAACTTTACTGATTATGCCGCCTCTTTTTCCTCAACAGACTGGGCTCCTTTCTCTTTAAAGATAGGAGAAACAACTGTATCAATTCCTACTAAAGGGATTGCGGGATTTTGAGTACTGGTTTTAAAAACAAAAAGAAGGTAGACAAAAAATAATTCTTGACATTGATCTACTAGGTTGTTATAATTTTCATATTCTTAAAGTTTCGTTCTAGAAACAAGTCATATCCGGAAACAAATTTTTATGTCATACACAGCACGAGATCTATCTAATTTAGTTCGCGGAGATGATTGGACTATTAAACTAGTGGTTAATTCCTCAGGGTCCGCTCTGAATATTACCGGCTACACATACTGGTTTACTCTGAAAAGTAACGTTGACGATGCAGACCCCGGCGATCTGCAAGTCTCTGTTGTCCCAGACGTCACGGGCAGCCCTACAGAAGCTTCGCAGGGCATAATTTATATTAAAGCTGGTAAAGCCCTGACAAATGCCTTAACTCCAGGAACTTTTAACTATGATGTTCAACAAGTTGATGGAGCAGGAAATGTACAAACTCTTTTAATTGGAAAAGTGAAAGTAGTGAAAGATATCACTCGTAGTGTTGCGTAATGACAGGTATAGCTTTTTATTATGAAGATTCGGATACGGACGTTTGGTCTGGCAAGAAGAATGACGCTTGGAACTACTCTCTAGTAGCTTCCGGCGGCTTCACGGATGTTATAATTATTAATTTATCTGAGTCTACCCCTGAAGGTATTAATAGAGCTTTTTCCAGCACTGTAGTAACGAGCCTTACGGCAGCTACGGACTTGATGACTGGCTCAATTGC